GCCTCAATGGTGCGCAACTCCCCTGCCCTTGATGCCAAGTGCTCTGTATTGCGTAAAGAGATCGTCACCAAAGACGGTAGGCGCATGCGAGCCATCAGCGCGGATGCGCACACTAAACACGGGATGAACTGTAGCGGCATCATATTTGACGAGCTCCACGCGCAACCTAATCGAGAGCTCTGGGATGTGCTCACGACATCGACTGGAGCGAGAAAGCAACCGCTCACGATCTCGATTACAACGGCAGGGCACGATCGCAACTCGCTCTGTTACGAGATGCATCTACACGCTCGAGCGGTAGCTGATGGCACACTAGAGGATCGCAGCTTTCTGCCGGTCCTTTACCGCGCACCTGATGGCGCAGACTGGAAACAGGAAAGCACATGGCGGGCAGCTAATCCCGGCTATGGAGTCTCAGTCCGAGAGGACTACATGAGGCAAGCCGCGCAGGACGCAGCCCAATCACCTGCCCGCGAGCTAGCATTTCGCCGCCTCCATCTGTGCGAGTGGACCGACACAATCACACGATGGATCGCACCTGAGACATGGGACGCATGCCGCAGCCCTCGACCTGATCTCGATGGTCGATTGTGTTATGGCGCTCTTGACTTAAGCTCGACCATGGATCTCTCGGCGTTTGTCTTGGCGTTTCCGCTCGACGATGGCACGATCTGGATTGAGCCGACATGTTGGGCACCTCGAGGTGCGCTCAAACAGAGAGAGCGCACCAATCGCATGCGCTACGACCAATGGCATGCGAGCGGGCACATCAACGTCACCGATGGCGATGTGATCGAGTACGAGGATGTCTACACGCGCATCAAGCAGTTATGCGCACAGTATCGGGTAGTCGATATCGCAATTGACCGCTGGAACGCAAGCCAACTGGCTCAGCAAATGCAGAGCGATGGGCTGAACATCGTGTCGTTTGGGCAGGGGTATGCGAGCATGAGCCCTGCCGCTAAGGATTTTGAGACATTAGTCATGGCGAGAAAATTGAGGCATGACGGCAATCCGGTATTGCGGTGGTGCTTGGGCAACTGTTCGATAGAGTCAGACGCTGCTGGCAATATCAAGCCCAGCAAGGCAAAGTCATCGGAAAAGATCGACGCGCTTGTGGCGAGCATCATGGCAGTCGCAAGATCTCGAGTCGGCGAAGCAGGTGGAGCGATTGGGCGAGGTGCCCCGTCGGTGTACGAGTCGCGGGGGATGACTCTCATATGACGATCATCGATCGCATCAAGAGCCTATTCACGCTGCGCATGGGCAATCGCCCAAGCCTGCGAGATCCCGCGCTCATAGCGTTTCATGGTGGCGCGGTTAGCAGCGCTGGCGTGCAAGTATCTGAGTCATCAGCGCTCAGCTATGCGCCATTTTGGCAAGCCGTCCGCATTATCTCCGAGACCATCTCTAGCCTGCCATTTCACGTATATCAGCAGACCTCGAGCGGGCGCATTATCGCTGACGACATGATGGTGGCCGACCTTCTGCGATTTGCGCCAAACGAGGAGATGACCTCGATGCAACTGCGCGAGCAATGGCTCGCGCAGGCTTTGACGTGGGGCAATGGCTACTGTGAGATCGAGCGAGACACGATTGGCCGCCCGACGCGCCTATGGCTGCTGCGGGCGGAGAATATGAAAGTTGGGCGATCCGAAAACGGCGACCTACAATATATCTATCGCTCGGACCACGCTCGCCCGACCTACATACCAGCATCTGACGTACTGCACCTACGTGGCCCAGGCGGTGATGGCTACGTCGGTGCCAGCGTCGTCTCGCTGGCTCGAGACTCGATCGGTCTCGGCATCGCTGCCGAAGCATTTGGCTCATCGTTTTTTGGTCGTGGCGCTAGACCGTCCGGCGTGCTAGAGCATCCCGGCAGGCTCAGCGACGATGCCCGCGGTCGCCTGCGTGGCGATTGGGAACGATTGCACTCTGGTATCGACAATGCCTCGAGGGTCGCAATCCTCGAGGAAGGAATGAAATGGACCACGACCGCGATACCGCCTGATGATGCGCAGTTCCTTGAGACGAGGCGTTTCCAGCTCGAGGAGATCGCTAGGTGGTTCAACATTCCAGTATCGAAACTGCGAGCAACTGGCGGATCGACCTACAGCTCGCTCGAGCAAGAAAACCAAGCATTTCTAAGCGAAACATTGCGCCCATGGCTTGTCCGCATCGAGCAGGAGGTCAGAAATAAACTGCTCCTGCCGATCAGCAGCAGCTACTACGTCGAGCATCGCGTCGAGGGGCTGCTGCGCACTGACCTCGCAGCGAGATACAGCGCATATGCAATTGGCCGTAACTGGGGATGGCTCAGCGTCAACGAGATCCGAGCGCTCGAGCAGCTCGACCCTATCGAGGGTGGAGATGTGTTCTTGCAGCCGCTCAACATGCAGCCCGTATCGTCGATGGGTGGAGCTCAGGCACCGCCTGCTGATCCTACTGTTGCGCCAGTCGTCGTCGATCCTACAGCGCTGCCAGCAGCACCAGCAGCACCGCCAGAGACCAACGACATTGAGGCATATGCCAGCGATACTGTAATCGCTCTTGCTCTCGCCATGACCGAGCATCAGATCCCGAGCTGCGAGCATGGCAGCACCAATCGCTGCCGTGTCTGCGGCATCGAGCGTGAGCGTGAGCTTGTGCCACCAAGCCGCCCAGGTGGTAGGCATGGATGGCGCATCAAATGGCGACCGATTTTGCCGCTACGCAAAACAGAGACTGAGCGATCGATGCCTGCTGAGCGTCGAGCAAAATACGACGATATCGATTTTTCTCCACCTGCTGGCGTCCGTGAAGAGGCCGCTCGAGGTTTGGAGTGGCGCGCCGAATATGGTCGCGGCGGCACTGAGGTAGGCGTTGCTCGAGCCAGAGATCTGAGCAATGGCAGCAACATCAGCCCCGACACAATCGGGCGGATGGTGAGTTATTTTGCCCGCCATGCCGTCGATTCACAGGGCGAGGGCTGGTCACCCGGTCAAGACGGTTTCCCGAGCGCTGGCCGCATTGCGTGGGCGCTATGGGGCGGAGATCCGGGGCAAACATGGGCTAACAAGGTAGCTGGCCAGATGGATAGGGAGGACGACAATGGAGCGTAGATTACTCTCTACCGTCTCATCTGATGCTGGCCGCCTAATGGGCTATGCGAGCGTGTACGGGCCGCTCAGCGAAGATCTAGGTGGTTTCCGTGAGCGCATAGCACCGCAGGCATTTGCCAGCACCCTCGAGGATAAAAACGCAGATGTGCGAGCGCTGATCAATCACGACTCATCGCTTGTGCTAGGTCGTCGCAGTGCGGGCACGCTCAAACTGAGCACCGACAAAAATGGCCTTGGCGTCGAGATCTACCCGCCAGACACAAGCTATGCCAAGGATCTGCTAGAACTCATTCAGCGCGGCGATGTCAACCAAATGTCGTTTGGCTTCATTGTGCGAGCTGACGAGTGGACAATCGAGGAAACAGTGCGAGTGCGGACAGTGACAGATGTCGAGCTCATCGAGGTCTCCGTCGTCACCATCCCCGCATACCCGGACACCACGGTCGCGATACGGTCGCGTGATCAGTGGAGCGCTAGCCAACTACGGCTAAGCGTACATTTACGAGGCCGGAGATTGCTAATGACGCAGCTTGGCTGCGCAGGGAGGAAATCATGAGCGCGACAATTGAACGCCGCGACCTGCTCGCAGCGCGAGCACGTCTAGTAGAGCAGGCCAAGACCTACCATGAGTCGGCATCGACCCGTGAGTGGACGCCAGAAGAGACAGCAAAGGTCGATGAGATCGTTGCTCTCATCGCTGACCACGATGCTCGCATCGCGGCTATCGAGGCTGCAATGGCTGAAGAGGTCTCTGGCGAAGAGATGCCAGCAGAAGCACCAGCAGCAGATCCAGCAGCTCAGCAGCAGGCAGCTCGCGCACGTCTCAGCGATGTGCTCAGCGCAAGCTCACGCCGCACTCGCCCAGCTCCAGTAGGCGTGCCAATGTTCACCCGCGACCTCGACGACAAGCGCGCTAATCGGGACCGTGAAACAGCTCTTTGCGGCTGGTTCTTGGGTAACGATGCACGCCCTGAGCACCGCTCAGCAGCTCAGCGCTCAGGCCTCAACCTGGGCAGCAACCGCATCGTGCTGACTCGCGCCAACTCGACCAGCTCCAGTGCCGGTGGTTACACCATCCCGCAGGGTTTTCTTGCGGAATTGGAAAAGAAGATCGTTTATTTCAACCCGTTGCGTGATGTTGCTCGCGTCATCCGCACTGAGTCGGGCAATAGCCTGCCCTTCCCGACGATTGACGACACTGGCAACCCCGGTGCGATCGGCGCGGAAAACACCGCACCATCCGCTACTGACATGACATTTGGTCAGATCATCCTCGGCGCATATCGCACCGAGTCGCTGGTACTGCTCAGCAATGAGCTCCTACGTGACTCCGGTTTGGATCTTGCGACCGAAGTTGCTGGTCTCCTCGGCGAGCGTCTCGGTCGCAAGGAAGCCACCGACCACGCAACTGGTAACGGCACGACTGCTCCTCAGGGTGTAGTCACCGGCTCATCGGCTGGCGTTGCTGGCGCGACCACAACCACCATCACGCTGGCCAATATCATGGGCCTGCGCAATGCACTCGACTTTGGCTACCAGCAGAATGGTGCATTCATGATGCACCAGACGATCTGGTCTACCATCCTGCAACTGGCCGACTCACAGAGCCGTCCACTGTTCCTTGACTTGCTCAACGGTAACGCACCGCGGCTCTTGGGCTATCCGGTGATCGTCAACAACGCGATGGCCAGCTCAATCGCTGCCAATGCCAAAACTGTTCTGTTCGGCGATTTCAGCAAGTTTTACATCCGTGATGCGGGCGATATTGAAATCATCCGCATGAACGAGCGCTATGCTGATGCCTATCAGACCGGCTTTATGGCAGTGCGCCGCTCTGACTCCAAAGTGGCTCAGAGCGCCGCGATCGTCCGTATCACTCAGCCAGC